CAACGTAGACGTAGTTGTTAACAACAATGGCAATCAGCAAGCAACTACTAAAGAAACCACTGATTCACGCGGAAATCGTAAGATCGAAGTTATTATTGGCGATATGGTTGCAAGTGAAGTAGCCCGTCCAGGAAGTTCAGTTCAACAGTCGCTAACAGGTAGTTTTAATAACAGGCCAGCATTAGCAAGGAGATAAGTATGCCAATTCCCTCATGGGCTAGTCAAGCACTACCACAAGTACCGCAAAAAGGATTTTCAGAGTCTTTGGGTTTGAACATTATACGTTCAAACCCGGACGCTGGTCCTGCAAAAATGCGTCGTAAAGGTACTCGCGTTAATACAATGGATTTATCCTTTATTATGACAACTGCACAGTGTGCAACATTAGAAACTTTTATAGAAGATACTTTACTGGGCGTAAAGCGATTTACTTTTCCACACCCACGTACTTTTACAAACGTAGAAGTACGTATAGTTCCTAGTTCTGATGGCGAGTTTTTTAAACTGCAGTACTTAGCGCCAGGTTTCTGGAATACCTCCTTAAAGTTTGAAATATTACCATAATGAGTAGACTAAGTAGACTATCACCACAAGCAATTCGTGCTATGTTTTCGTCTGAAACAGATGAACAGCTTATAATGTTGCTGACAATTTATGATCCAAACGGTAATACTAGTCCTACCGCACCAACAACTCCTATTAGATTAAGCGATAACTATACCCAAAGATTATCTTCTACAACAGACGATGAAGTAATTTACGGGGTAGTAAGTCGCTCTAATGAGTATGTGTTCTTGCCAATGACCCTAAACTTGCCTAATGAAAATGACAGCGGTATGGGTGATTGCTCAATTTCTTTTAACTTTGTTACGCCTGAGATGATTACTATTATTCGTAATCACTTAATGTCACGAACAAAAGTTTTAATAGAACTAGTAGTTTCTAGTAATTTAGACTATGTAGAGGCTTCACTGCAGAACTTTTATATTACAACAGCAAGTTACAATGCTGAAAGCGTTACCTTAAACTTAAGTATGGTTAACTACAATACTGAGCCATTCCCTAGTTTTAGTTTTACACCTAACTATTTTCCAGGACTATTCTAATGAATTATGATAAATATATTGGATTACGATATTTAGACAACGGCAGAACTGAAAGTGGAGTTGACTGCTGGGGATTAGCTCGCCTATTCTATAAGCAAGAATATGGCATAGACTTACCCAGCTATTCAGAAGAATACTCAGGCGGAACTGACGCGCGTATTTTACAAGTGGTAGAGCTGTATAGGGATAACTGGGAAGAAAGTGCTGAACCAGAAGCGGGAGACTTGTGTCTTTTTAACATGCTTGGTGAGCCTATGCATGTGGGTGTATATGTAGGCAATAACAAGTTTTTACACTCTCGTAGGGGCAGTGACTCAGTAATTGAATCACTAAATAATATTAAGTGGAAAAACCGTTTTGTAGCTTTTTATAAGTATGCTCCGCAAGCACAAGTGCAAGCGGTCGGAGTTCCACATCCGTTAAAATTAAGCGTATATCGTGACTGGACAGTAGCAGGTACTACTGTCCAGGACTTTGTGGATTTTGTAAAATCCAAGTATACCGTAAGCAGTGAAATAGTTAGTAAAATAGTCATTATGTTAGATGGGGTAGTTGTACCCAAAGCTAACTGGTCGACTACTGTAGTACAAGCTGGCCAAGAAATAGCTTATAAGAGCGTGGCTGAAGGTACGTCAACCAAGCGACTGCTAATAACACTTGCGGCAATTGCAATCACAGCTTCACTAGGCCCTACAGGATTAGAGACTTTAGGCACTAGCATGGGTAGCTCTGTTGGAGTTACTCTAACAGGAACACAAGCAATTGCAGCAGCAACTGTGGCCATTCAAGTAGGTAGCTTAGTTTTACAAAACGTTATTGCGCCTATTCGCCCACCCAGAACAAATGATCCTGGCAGTGCAAATGCCATGAACTTACTTAACGGACAAGCCAATCAAGCTAGTCCTTTTAACGCCATACCTGTTGTACTAGGAAAAGTTCGTTTTTCAGGTATGTTAGGTGCTACTCCTTTTGTTGAGTCACTAACAGAAACAAATATTTTAAACACTGCTGTTGTGTGGGGCTTTGGCCCTCTTTCAGTTACAGACGTGTGCATTGGCACAAAACCCATAGACGATTTTTACTATGGCGAGCCAGTGTCTGTGCCCAAGCCTATTACCATAGAAGGGTTTGCCAGAGATTACTTAACTGGAGCTCCTGGCGGGCTTAAGGGTAGCTTTGACAATCAATATGGTCGTGATGTAGAACAACGTCAAGTAAACTTAGAGCTAACAAACAACGCTACGAATATAACTGCTAGCCATCCTGGAACTAAGCGTTGGCAGCAGGTTAATCTTGTACAAAACGCAGATGCTGTTGATATTGTGTTATCTTTTCCGGAAGGTATGCGCAAGATTAATACTAAAAATGGTAACATTGGTGTTACCACTTGCGGCATAGAAATTCAAATGCGACAGTATCAAGCAGGTGAGTGGCCTGAAGAAGATTCAAGTTCTGCAGTAAATGTATACAGCTTTAAAGCCAGTGAGTCAGAAGAATATCAACTGTTTACAATGAGCCCTCCTGGTGGTGTCGAAGGTGCCAGCCTTTATAGATATACTACTTTTTGTTTATCACCCAGCGGCGGCGTAGTGCGCTTTGACGGAGCAGCAACTGAAACAGTTGGTCAAGATGCAAACACAGAGCTACAGGCACTGTATGCTAAAACCAGCTATAGTTCACTTGTTGGCACAGCTGGTACAAAAAGCTATAAACCACAAATACCTGCTGGATACTTGCCACTATACGAAGTTTATCAGTCAGCAAACGGAACAATTCAATCCGTTGGTGTAACACAGCCTATTGAATCCTACAGCGGTAAAACTGGTCTTGATTATGAAGTAATTGAAACTGTAGAAACAACAGGTTCTGGACAAGACACTGTTTGGGATACTTCTGCAATTAAAACTGTAAAAATAAAATCAGGCAGAGTTTATGCTGATGCAAGCGGTATTGACTTAACATCGTCTGCTGTTGATGTGTGGAGCACTCAGAGTTTGTTTGGAACATCTGGCATAGTCCGAAAAAGCAATGGCGGAAAGTGGAGTGAATTCTTAAAAGACTTTGGTATCTGGGGTACTAACTACACTACTCCTGCAGCTACGGGCTACGGAGGTAGTTGGATATATACTGTGCCTTCGTTTTACTTTCCATATACTGGATACTACGAAGTAACTGCTGCATGTGACGATCAAGGTGAGATTCTAATTGACGGTATACGTGCCGTACAGATTCCTAAATCTGGTGAGAAAAATACAATTGCTGCAATAACAGGCTTAATTAAACTACAAGCAGGCTACCACAGTATCACAATATCTGGCGTTAACAACGAAGCCAACGATATGGGTATTGGCGCGCTGATTACTTATACTGCTAACAACGGTGTTAATTTACAGCCCTCACAAAATACTATTCTTACATTTGGTCAAGGTGCTTGGTTTGAAAAGCGCAAAGATGCTTTTAACTGGGTTCACTCGGTTGAAAACTTACCTCGCGGTAGGTGGCAAGTACGCGTTCGTCGTACAAACTCAGACGAAACCGAAGACGAAGCAGATCAAAAGAAATTTCACAAAGCAATACTAGCAAACGTTACTGCATACGATAGCCAGAAACTGCCTATGGTAAATCCACCTGGATGTTACTTGGCAAAAACAGGTGTTCGAGTTCAAAGCAGTAATAAAGTAAACGGCCAGATTGACGGCATTAATGCACTGGTACAAACAATTACGTGGGACTATGACAGAACCACAGGTAGTTGGGAAAACTTACGTGCAACCAACAATCCAGCTAGTTTGTTTGCATATGTATTAATGCATCCTGCAAACGCTTTTCGAGTTACTCCTTCAGAACTAGACTTAACAAGCTTAACAGCTTGGCACAACTTCTGTAATCCTATACCACAAATTGTAGCGACTCCTAGCTTGCAAAAGGGCAGATACTACAAGATTAAAACTCTTGGCACAACCACACAAGCATCTTGGAATACTCTAGCAGGAACTACTGGTGCAGTTTATAACATTGGCGATTCTTTCGAAGTAAAAGTCACTGGTGGTGCAGCCGGTACTGGTACTGCAATATACGCTCCCAAGTATACTTATAACACTGTTTTAAGTAACACGCAAAGTGTTATGGATACCTTACGAGATATTTGTGCCGCTGGTAAAGCCAGTCCAAGTTATATTGACGGCAAGTGGGGTGTAGTAATTGACACTGAGCGTACACATACTGTACAGCACTTTACTGAGCACAACAGCTGGGGCTTTGAAGCTACCAAAATCTTGCCAGTATTACCGCACGCTTTTCGCATTACCATTAGTGATGAAGACTTAGCTTATCAAACTAATGAAATCATTGTGTATAATTACGGATACGGACCAGCAACAGAAGGCGGTAAAACAGGCGCTACCTTATTTGAACAGCTGAGTTTGCCAGGAGTTACAAACGCAGATCAAGCTACTCGTTTAGCGAGATGGCATTTTGCACAGTTAAAACTGCGTCCTGAGATTTACACAATTAATGTAGACTTTGAGCACTTGGTATGTACTCGTGGTGATAAGGTAAAAATCAGTCACAGTGTTCCACAGTGGGGAATTGGCAGTGGGCGATTAGGTCCTGGGGTTGGCGATACCGTAACTGGTACTACGCTGACGTTAACAGAACCAGTCTTGCTTACTAACAACACCGACTATACTATTCTTATTCGTACAAATAATATAACTAGTACTCCTGGTAGTGGCAGCGTAACCAGAAACTTCCGTTATACTGGAACAACTGGGTATACTAATACCATTACAGTACCAGAGATATTAAGCGCTGATGGCGTAAAAACCGATAATCTGTTTTTACTGGGTTTGGCAAACGTCAGCACTCAAGAATGTATTGTAACCGCCATTGAACCTAGTAATGAATACAGCGCAAGACTAACTTTGGTTGATTATTCTGCTGATATTTATACAGCTGACTTAACAGATTTGTTAACGTTTAACCCTAAAACATCTCTTAGTAATATTGCCATTGTTAAAACAACTATTACAAAATCACCTATTATTACTAGCATTACTAGTAATAGTGTTCAGAGTAATCAAGTTGCACCAGGTAGCTATCAGAACAAGGCAGTTGTGGCATTTACAAATCCACAAGATTTACCAGCCGTTGCCTCCAAGGTACAGTTTGATGTACTTGACGGAGACGTATCTGCTTGGGATAGCAATCCTGGTACGTTATATGACACAGACAAGAACAATAGTACTTTTGAATTTGTGAATTTGGTTTCTGACAAAAACTACAAAGTACGCGCACGATACACAAATGGTGATCGTACAATTTGTGGTCCGTGGTCAGAAGATTTTGCCTTCAATAACGATGGTAAGAATAGAAACTTTAATGAGTCACCAACACTTGCAATAGATTTAGAAACTACTTATATTGTAGTAGATCCAGTAATTGTTGACCAGCCAAAAGACTTTAAAGCGTATGCGTATAGACTGTACAAAAGCACCTCTACTACAGACTTATGGGACACTGCACCAATAATTCCAGAAGTACAAAGTCAGGGACAAGGTAAGCTAGATTTATCGACTGTACCTACACCACGTATTTCGGAAGCAGGAATCGACTACAAGGTAGAGTGTAGAATACTAGACAAGACCGGCAATTATAGTCAG